ACCTGAGTGAATAATTTTATCAGCTACGTTCAAGCTAGTGACAGAGGGTGTTGCTGGCAAGCTGTAGTTGTTTGCACTTGTAGCTATCGTATCTAGCTTTGTACCGTCAGTTGCTACGTCACGTCCATCTACTGTTCCTGATACGGCTATGTTCCCAGTAACCTGCACACCGCCAGATGTTGTTTGTATCTTTTCTGACCCATTATAGTACAAGCCCACCCGAGCGTTTCTCCAGCACTTAACAGCCCATTCGTCATCAGTGTCGTTGAAGATGCCCGATTCGTTCAAGCCATTAGCCATAAACACCCAATCGTCACGAATGGCGTAGCCAGCCCAAGTAACGCCACGATCATCGTCTACTTTAACTGTGCCGTAAGTTCCTGTGGCAACATCAATGTAGTTGGGGCCATTATCATTATAAGTTGTGCTGAGACTTGCATTCCCAGAGCCATCCCAGTTAACTGAACCAGTAACCGCACCAGAGAGTGTTAGGGTACGTGCTGTTGTCCACTTATCTGCGTTAGGGTGGTAGTTATCAGCAAAGACACGGTTACTTCCCGCAAAAAGTTTACCATCGTGTGAAACTCTAAACTTTTCTGTGAGACTGTTTGCTGAATCCGTAGTACCTGTAGCGGTATAAACAATAAACTCACCAGAGCCTTCTAGAGGCTGTGAATTTGCGTCACCGCCATCTTCACCTACGTTTGCACCGATTCTAACTTGGGGTGTCCCATTTGGATTACCGTCTACAAAAGTAAAGTCAATAAACGCCTTTTGATTAGATATATCAGAAGAACTGTTTTGTTGCTTTAAGGTAAGGTGCGTAATGTTTCCTAAAGTCTGCTGCAGTGTTAGCGCACCCGTCATGGTATCGCCAGAGGCATTCACATAACGACTATCAAAGCCTGTATAGCTGCTATCAATAGCAATATCGTTAGCATTAACCGTAATGCCTGTGCCACCACCTACAGTAAAAGTACGGTTAGCAGTTAAGTCACCACCACCAGTAAGACCATTACCTGCTGTAAGGGTACGTGATGTAGGTACTCTAGCATCTAGTGCTGTCTGTAGTCCATCTACGTTAGAAATAACGTGTGCGTGTGAATCATCCTGTACAGCAGCAGTAATGTTAATATTAGCAGAGCCATCAAAGGTTGCACTACCAGTTACATCACCAGAGAGTTGTACGGTACGTGCTGTAGCTAATGCTGTGGCTGTAGCTGCGTTACCTGTGATATCACCTGTTACATTCCCTGTCACGTTGCCTATAATAGCTGCTGTGACTTGATTGAACGTGACATTAGATGTAGTACCTACGTCCTGACCAATAGCAAACGTAGTACCAGTAAGAGTGATACCTGTGCCACCAGAGTATACCGTTGTCTCAGCTACCTCTGAAAAAACAATGTTAGTAGTACCAAATACGATTGTACCTGAAGTACTTAAAACGTCTAGGTGGCCTGCGTTAGTAGCACCCTCTTTGATAAAGAAGGCGTCACCCTTACCAAAGGCATCTGGGTCAGATGGTGCTGCAGTATCAGTATCTGTAGAACGTGTAAGTACCCACGCAGTAGATCCATCACCTACTGTCGTTACAGTATATACACCGTTTTGTGTTTGGGTTGTTTGATTAGCTACAAGTACACGGTCATTAAGTACCATGCTTACACTATCTAGAACTAGTGCAGCATTTGTTCCTGCGTTAGTGAGGGTAGCACCTACACCAGATGAACCATTGTTATATGTAGCATTTAAGTTACTAGGATGCTCAGCACGTACAGGAGCGTGGTAGTGAATACCTGCAGAAGCAATAGTATCAACATACTCTTTCGTAGCGGCCCCTAATGCAGCACTAGGATCAGCATTCAGTATAAGCGCACCTGTCATAGTACCGCCAGAACGCATTAAAGCCCCAGCAGCAGCTACATTAACTGCGTCTGTGGCATCAGCATTTTGTTCTACTGTGTCTAGCTTTGTACCGTCTGTTGCAACGTCACGCCCATCAACAGTACCTGTTACAGTAATGTTATCGAAGGTAACGTCATCCTCTGCTAGTGCAGCATGTGCAGCAGGGTATGTCATAAAGACATCCTTAGCACCTGCAGAGAAGGTCTGAGCAGATGTGCCATTAGAGCCAGCTAAGACAGTAGTACGTGTAAGAGTATTACCTGTGTTCCACGTACCTAGCCCTACTTCCCATTCATCTGCACCAGAGGTAGTATGCACAATAGCGTAGTAAGTAGTATCACCATTAGTCATGTAGGACTGAAAAGTATCAAAAGTAGCAGCTGCACCACCTAGTGTGATAGCCCCTGTACCTGTAGAGGTTGTACTCTCTTTGACACGATCTTTGATGATAAACGCCATTGTGCAATAACCTTATAGTTTATATTAGCTGATACGGATTACAGCATTAGAAGCATCTGCTGTTGGGAATACAACAGTGAAGTCACCGCTTGTAGAAGTAACAGTACTACCAAAGTCAAAAACAGCAATAGCTTTGTTACCCTGAGAAGTATTATAAATAATAGCACCATCAGCAGATATAGTCAAGTTAGCAAATACTTCATCATCAAAGTCTACGATAGCGGTGCTACCTGTTAGAGTGATTACAGCAGAGTCTAACTCTTGGCCTGTAGCTGTGTAGTTTGTACCTACAGCCTCATCTGTGTTGCCTGTGATGTCTGAGTAGTTAGTAGTAGCAGCACCATAAGTACCACTAGGAGATTCCTTGATAAGAGCCACTTTGAGTGTGTCTGTATCTAGGTCGTGAACACCCCCAAGAAGCTCTTGCTTGAAGCTGTTGCACATTGCAGTTGTAATAGCCATCTTGAGATGTCCTTATATGAATGAAAAGCACAAAGGGGCCAGCGCGAAGCCAGCCCCAATGTTAAGCCTATTAAGCAGCGTTGTAACGTGCTGTGAGGAGTGCCTCTGGGCGTAGGATCTTGCGACCATACAGATGCATACCACGCACGATGTCAGCAAAGCTGTCTGGGTCACGGTAGTTCTCAACTTTGTTGATCTGCTCAGCAGAAGCAACAGCATCGTCCTGACCAGCCACGATAACACCGTAGTTAGTACCCTGTGCAGTTGTACCAGATGTACCAGCACCTGTACCAGCAGCAGGCAGAGCGTTGGACTGATAAACACGGAAGCCGTGAATGTTGTTCAACACCAAACCATTTTGCAGGCCAGCACCACCGAAGTCAGCATTTAACATGCGTGAATCTTCGTCTTTGAGCATCTCAATGAACACGGCGTCAAGTACAACCCAACGACCACGAGCATCTACGTTTGCTACATCCATCTTACGAGCCATACGTGCAAGTACAGTCAAAGGGGATACAGTTGTAGCAGACAATGCTGTTGCACCTGGCAAACGTGGAGCCAATGGTACGGAATCACCTGCTGAAGCTGTACTAGAGATGGTCAAGTTACTAAAGTCAGTTGCGTCCAAGTGGTTTGCAGCAATGTACTCGCCTGAGATATCACCACCTGTCAGAGGACTCTGTTTGTCACCTGCTGAAGAGGTGATAAAAGCGCCTGCAGTGGTGTGACCTGAGAGGTACGACAACACGTCTGTGTCCATAGCATCCGACATCTTATAGGCAGCACGATCAGCAGCCAAAGATGTGAAGTCTACATTTGCAAACTGCTCTTCAATGTCATCCATTTTGAAAGCAAAGTAGTTTGCTTGATCAATGGTGAGTGAGAAGTCAGAGTCATCAAGCTTCTCTACTGAGATGCCTGTGTGACGCTGCAAAGAGTTGACGGTTACGTCTGGCTCTTTTTGAATACGAACAGTGTCGCCTTGGTTTGCAATCTCTCCAAAGTAGGAGTTGTTTGTGATTGCGTTAGTAACAGCAGAGCGCCGTAGAGCGATCTGTGCTTGTTTGGAGTAGATGATCGGGGAAAAGTTCCCGTCAAACCCACCACCAGCGGTTCCAATAGCCATAATAATTCTCCTTATAGATATGGCGTGAGAGATAGACACTACATATCCACTAAAGAGGCTCTTCTTAATAGGGTAGTCAGCGTTGCTCTAAGGATGGCCGTCCGTTGAGCGCTGGGCCTATAATCTGAGGTAGTTCTTTTTTGTGGCTTTAGTGCTTAGTGAAAAGCATGTACAGGCAGTTAATACCTGACACTGTACACACCTATAGTTTTATCTA